AGCTTTTTGAGATATACCGTTAACTACAATGTCTACAAATTTAGATAAAATCGGAACTGGCTTCCAGTCTAAATTTAAATAAGACAAATCACCATTAATAGATAATTCATCTTTATATTTTTGAACTGGCTGCTCGCCTCTTGCGTAGAGTCTAAGCGTATTAAAATTATTCCAATTTGTTAAATATCGATTTCCGTTAGTTCTTCCAGATTTAAACCATTCGTACTCAATAGCCATAGCAACTTGACTACCATACTCCATACTTGCTTTCTCTGCATTGCTTACAACTTGACTTGGAAACGCGCTATTTGAATTAGTGTATATATTCATTTAACTTATTATTTTGGATGTAGCTCCTCTATTGTCATATCTTTTTATACCTAGGTCTACAGGTTTTAAATCTATTTTATTCACTGGTGAATACCTATGCTTGTTACAAGCCATAAGAGCCAATCCAGAACTAATAGAGGCATCGTGTTTTGTTCTATTGTTTATATTAAATTTTGCCCAGTCTTCTAAAGTTCTTTGAAAATATAGATCTCCATAACCAGATTCTTTTAATCCTACAAAATTTTCAATATATGTTTCTATAGCTGATGCGTGAGCTTGTTTTATATCCTCACTTGAGTTTGGAATTCCACCTATTTCTCTTTCGGTTATAGATAATTTGCTGTATTTCTTATCAGGTCTATTCATTGCAAAGCCTCTATATCCTCTTTTTTTAAAGTAATATAAAAGTCTAGGTTTATTATTTTCTACAAGTATTGGCATGCCATAAAAAACACAAGCCATTAATACGTCTTCAAAAAATATTTCAGCTGTTTGAGGTCTAGCTATATATTCTAAGAAAAAATGATTAGCAGGAGAGTTTTCCATGCTAAATTTTGTTAGGCCGTGCAAAGATCCTTTTGAACCTCTTTTGTCTACTGTACCTGATATATCATATGGATCACAGCCAAAAGCACCAACGTGTTCATTTGAAGGATAATTAGTTCCATATTTAGAGTATCTTTTATTTTGCATCTCTGCGTCTGGAACCCAAGATATTAAAAACCTTCCGTCATTGTTAGGCACAAATATAACATTAGTATCTTGTTCAGCATTTTGCCATTGAAAAGATCCTTTAGTTACACTTAAAGAATTTTTTAAATCTTCATTATAATCTATTTGTTCATAAATTTTAGTTAGATTAAATAAAGATTCTTTAGATTCATCTCTAAAAGCGTGCTTAGTAGTTCTTGGAAATTGTCTGTAAAATTCATTTAAAGCGTCTTGATCTTGCTTAAGACCTTCAACTTCATTATCCCAATACTCTATTACACCTAAATCTATTGTTTCACCCTGGGGTCCTTGCCTTGGTTTTTTTGGCGTGTCGAAGACAGGTAGTCCATAAGAATCAATGTATCCTTCGTAATTCCACTCCATAGGTATAAACAAGCTATATAATCCAGAGCGAGTTTGTCCATTCGCATTTCGTTGAGTGACGTCTGAGTCATTGTATAGTTTTTTAAAATTGTCACCGCCTTTGTCTAATGAATTACTAGTTGAACCCATCATGCATTTACCTATGACTCTACTACCTAATCGTAGACACGTTTTCGTAACCCTCCAGTTGTTGAGGATGTTCGTCGGACGCTCCCATTTACCGCTCTCGTCGTGGACGAGTAACCTGAGTTTCTCACCGTCGTACGAGTTGTCACCGGTGTTCTTCCAGTCGATCGTGGTGTCAAGCCCGTCGAGTTCTCTAAGCGTCTCGTTGTTCTCAAGCTTCTTACGGGTGTATTTTGTCGCGGGTACTCTGTACGCAAGTTCTGTCTTGGGGCGGTCCATACCGTCCTGAATTGGTTTGAAAAAGAAGGGGTAATTAACTGATATCGGTACAACCTTGTCCGTAAACATCTTCTTCGCGTCTGGTCCAGACTTTGATAATATTCCAAACCTAGAGTCGCTTGATATGGTTGCCATATTAACGCACTCCCCGGACGCCATAAATGAAAATCCAGATCGTCTATTTTTAAGGTAGCACATTCCATATGACCTATGATCGGCCTTACAAGCTTCCCAGAATATGTAGAATAATCTGTTTGATTCCCTAAAATCTGGTTGCCCAACATCAATTTTGGACCACTGCAAGTACATATAGTGAGTACCAGTAAGGTAAGTAGCCACATTCTTATTATAGAACCAAAAGCCTTCTTCCCTTCGGACGAACTCATTATCGATGTAATCATACCATTTTTCTTTAAAGTCTAGTGGATATTGTTCCCAATCAAATACTGACTTTATTTTTTTTAATATTTTAGGATATTCCGTGTATTCCCACCTGTTAGTTTCAAACTTATGTAGATTCTTAGCTATTGGTAAAGCTATTTTTAAGTTTTGTATTTTGTATATATCACCTATTGTACCGTCTTTACTTATAACAATAATGTCGTGCTCTTTGTTATAACCGTACTCCCATTTTTTATAACGGTTCATACGTTTTAAAACCTTAGGCTTTATGTGATCTTTTAAAATTTTATATAACGCTTGTTCGTACATTATTTCTTAGATCTTCCTTCAGCAAAACCTTTAAAAGTTCTTTCTTCTTTAACTTCTTTAGGTTTTTCGTTTAATAAGTTTTCTTCTTCTTCAATGCGATTAAGTATTTCAAAGGCATCGAATATAGCTAGCTTTTTTGTGGCCGCTGCGTTTTTAAGTCTGTCAGCTGATATGTCATCATCTGAATCAACAATAGCTTCTTTAGCTACTTTGATTAACTCCTCAACTGCTCGCTGCCCAGCTTGGATTATATTCTTCTTCGTTTCCTTGGT